CTCGATAACAGACCCATACCAATTCAATCTGGTTCCTTTTACCACTCGAATATCGAGAGCGTCTTGAACTTAGCCATTAGTGGTGTTGGTAACACGTTGTACACCAATGTTTTATACGGCACGAAAATAATTAACAATAGCACCAATACAGCAAACGATTGGACTTATAATCTCCAACCCATGAAGTACAAAGGGGGCGCTCTTGTTTTCAACCCCTTCACATTCACTGCAACGGACAGCAAGTCAATTACTATTAACGTGAACATCGGCAACAAAAAAAACCAACCAGGTGATAATTATTGGATTGGTGGCTATGCTTGGAAAATAGAAGTGTTGAACTCTTTGCCCTCGAGCACAACAGCGATTCTTTCAAACAAAAATGGCTTCGAACAATCTGATATGCGATATTCCACAGGCGGTGCATCATTCAATAATTAATTTCTCTATAATCATTAGAAAGCAATGGCAACTAATAATTATAGCGATATCGAGACTCCCAATTTTAGCTTCTTTGGAGGCGAAACGATACTAGAGCAACTTCGTGCGAATTTAATTCGAGACGCAGAAGACCCAACTCAATCTAAATTCCTCATCGCAAATGCAGGCACAGACCAAACGGTAACAACTAGAATAATTTATAGCGATGAAGCCGATGACAATACTAACACCGACAACAACGAAAAAAGAGTGGCCACTCGTAAGTGGTGTAAAAACGCATTTATCAGCAATGTTATTGACCCGCATATTTTAGCAACAGATTATGAGTTCACATCGTCATCCCATATTTATGATACTGCAGACCAATTACGCTGCAAAACAAATGGTACATTGTTAAACAGTGTTACCCGAAAGGAATACGTCGACAATCTAGTAGCAACAAAAGCACCACTAGCAAACCCTACATTTACAGGCACTGTATCTGGCATTTCAAAAGCTATGGTTGGCCTTGGTAATGTAGACAACACATCGGACGCAAACAAACCAATTAGCACAGCAACTCAAACAGCTCTAGATTTAAAAGCCCCATTAGCAAACCCTACATTTACAGGCACAGTTGGTGGCATTTCAAAAGCTATGGTTGGCCTTAGCAATGTAGACAACACATCGGACGCAAACAAACCAATTAGCACAGCAACTCAAAGCGCATTAGATTTGAAGGCTTCACTCGTCTATGTTGATGGTCAAATAAATTCTCTTGTAAATGGAGCCCCAACACTGCTCAACACTCTGAATGAGATTGCAGCTGCTCTAGGCGATGACCCTAACTTCGCCGCAAGTCTCACGACTGCTCTGTCACAAAAGCAAAATATTATTCAAGACGGTGACTTAACAATTGCTAAAACAGCAAATTTGTCGTCCACTTTAAACACACTACAAACGGATGTTAGTTCATTACAAACGAGTTTGACTGGAAAGCAAGATACAATCGTCGATAACAGCTTGGCTATAAGTCACGTCGCTAATTTACAAAGTAGTTTAACTTCATTAGCAAGTGACATTACAAGCAACACAAACACTTTAAACAGTGTTAGTTCATCAGTTTCAACCAATACAACAGCAATAGCATCTTTAGAAACAAACAAGCAAGATACAATTGGAGCAAACGACCTGCTTATTTCATATGTTGATGGGCTTCAAACTGCATTGGATGCAAAGCAAAACACAATTGGAGCAAACGACCTCCAAATTTCTTATGTCAGTGGGTTACAAACTGCGTTGGATGCAAAGCAAGATACAATTGGAGCAAACGATTTGCAAATCTCTTATGTTACTGGATTGCAAACTGCATTGGATGCAAAGCAAGATACAATTGGAGCAAACGATTTACAAATCTCTTATGTGAGCGGATTGCAAACTGCATTGGATGCAAAGCAAAACACGATTGGGACAAACGACCTCCAAATATCTTATGTCAGCGGATTGCAAACCGCATTAAACAATGCTGACTCGTCAATTAGCGCCGCTGTTGCAGACATCACCACGCTAGAAAACACAGTCGCAAATGTGCAAACAACTGTCAGCGCTCATTCGACATCTATCGCTACATTGGAAACCACTGTTGCTGGATTGTCAACCCCATCAGCCCCTACAAATATGGTCACAACTGACACGACTCAGACTATTTCGGCGGACAAAACATTCTCTGGTTCAATTACTTTCAACAATGCAATTGCAATCCCAGATGCATCTGTTGCTCAAAGCAAAGTAAATGGCTTGGCAACAAGTTTGGCGGCAAAACAAGACACACTAAACAGTTCTTCTGCAATTACAGTTGCCTCCATTAATGGTGTTAGTTCGACAACCTTAGGATACCTAGATGCAACTTCTTCAATTCAAACACAATTGAATGGAAAGCAAGCAACATTAACTACTGGTAGTGTGTCGGATTCTTTGTTATCATCAGTTTTCGTGAAGCCAAGCACAGCACCAACATTAACAGGTACAAATTTTAGTGACATTCCACAAAGCGCTGTGACCAACCTTAGCACCGATTTGGCTGGCAAACAGGCCTCCATTGGCAGCACAACTGACCTGTCATTCCGAAATTTGACTGCAACTGGGACTGTTAGTTTGCCTTCGTCTTCTATTCCCACATCGGCAATAATCCCCGGAGGGAATTTATCCGTTGGCGCTTTGACTTGTACCTCAGAAGTGGATAGCGGAAACTTAAAAGCAAACAGCTTTTGCGAGACGCTAGCAGCTGTGACAACAAATAGCAGCAACAATTACACCATGAATTACAACTCTGGTTCTGTTCAATACCTTGCCACAGCACCAACAGCCAATTTTACATTAGCTTTGCACAACTGTTTGGCATCTGGAACACAAACAAGTGTGTATTCACTAGTCTACGTTAATAGTGGCAAATTTTACCCCAGCACAGTCAACGTGTACAGCGATGCTGGTACAACTTCAGTCCCTTGTACCGTCATATGGCTCGGAGGAACGCCAACGATTTCAAGCGCCACAGTGTCTATCGTCACCATTTCAATCATTAAGACGGCTCTTGCGGCAACAACGTACGCAATGGCATCGCTCGCTAATTACTATTAATTTTAGTAACAACTTTAGCTTTGAAATAATTTTCTACTGTTTTATTATAAAATGGTCAAACTCAAAAACCAAAGCAGCGCTCTACAGTTAGTAAAAGCTAAGGGCAGTGTTAGAGCTGCCAATGCAAAAGACGAGGCTTTTGAGGTGCTGTGCGAAGCGGTTGACGACAACGTTAGCAAATCGCTTGCCGCAGAGAATCCCGATGTAATCGTAACTATTGCAAATCTCATAGACAACCTCTCGCCAAAGATATTGAAGCACTTGAAAGGTGCTGACAAAAAGCAGCTCTTGATTCGGTTGTTAGAATATAAGTTCGGCACCATTGACGGCCAAGCACTAGGCCGATTGTCACAGTTGGTTGATTTCGTATGCGAATCTGGTCTGGTTCAAAAAGTCAGCAATGCTGTCATTGCAAAAAAAGGATTGCTTTCGTATATCACCAAATGCTTCGTGTAAGCAGCAAAATAATCAATCGATTAGCCAGCAATTTTATTAATAATACGATTGAGAACCATTTAGGCATATTTGGCCAAAAACCCAGTATACAGCAACTACTAGTTAGTTTAGTGCTTGTCAAACTTGGAGTCAAAAACATTGCAATCGTTGGGATAATCCTATTGTTTGTTTAATTGAATTTTATTTAGCAAATTTCAATTAAATTTTTTTCCAAACCAATATTATATTATGTCTACTTTTTCGAAACTGTCAACCCAATTGGGAAACAAAATGCTTCCTATCAACGAGCATCAAGTATCAACTCATCCATTGTCAAAACAAAACGGATTTCCTTATCCCACCTATGTGAATATCACGCCCAACACAGCGCCTGCCTGGGGTGCGCAGGCAATCTTCGACGTCAAGGAAAACGGTCTTCAAATCGAGCATACTTTACAAATTGTTGTTAGTGCCGTGACTGGAGCTGTAGCCCCTAAGCTAGTACCTGCGTGTTTCTTCTTGAGAAAATGCGAGTGGGTCTCAGGCAACGGAAATGTCATTAAGAATGCGCTCGCAGACGAAACATTCGTCTGTCAGCAAATTTTCGGCACCGACAGCGAGCGCAATGAGTTTGGGTGTGCCGTCGGTCAGTATGAAACCCCTGCTTTAAGAGTTGCTGCTGCTGCTTCTCAGGCCACGTATTTTGTTAAATTGAGATGCCCTTTTGAGCAATCAGGCTCTTTCAGTATCTTAAACCCGAGCCATCAAGTGTCTTTGCGAGTCGAATTTCAACCCCTCGAAAATATTTGCAGTTACACCTCGCAGACTGCTTTGAATGCCACCATTGTTAGTTGCAATTTGAAAACCCAATTGATTAGATTGCCAGAGCCCGCTCTTTTGAAAATGCAACACGAGTTGGATAGTGCTGGTGTTTTAGTGCATCGCATGACAGAAACACTTAACCAGTCTTTTACATGCGCAGCTGGAACTAGCAGTTTTCAAGCTGTCCTTTCAGGGTTGGTCGGTAAATGTGGGCTGTTTTGGTTTGTAGTCCGTGCCGCTCCAATTGTAGATGAGGGATTTTTCACATACGTGCCAATTGCAAACTACTCTCTGACTGATAGCAGCGGGACTAGTGTGGTAGGTGTGTCCAGTATTTCACACAAAGAAAACTGCTTGCTTATTAACAAGAACACCACCGAAGGCAACTATTTGACTCGTGCATATGGCATCTCAGATATTGATTACAATGCCAACGTTTACATGTATCCCTTCGACAATGATGTCTATGCTTTCCAGAAGCATGCCCAGATGACTAATTCGAGAAAATTTACTGGCTCAGACATATTAACAATCAATTTTAATGCAACACTTGTCAACCCCGTAATCATTGACGTGTACATTATGTGCGACGCCGCAATTTTGCAAACAAAATCTGGACTGCAAAGACACATGGCTTAAACCTATTAAGGAAATTTGTTAATTCCAATTCATAATAATTTTCTAACCCATTATTATGAAGAAGAAACCATTGCACGTAGAAACTTTTTTTTCAAGAGACATTGTCTCAAATAACCCTGCAACAAAAACGCTTGTCAAGTTGAACCAGCCTATTGCAAATGTAAGATATATTTCTTTGGACAGCATTGAAATGACCAATTGTTTGTACAACATCAGACCTGGCTGCAATGAATTAATCCTCCAACACACAAGCACCAATACTACCAAGTCGTATTTTATCCCAACAGGTAATTACACAGAAATTGCTGACATTTGCACAATCATAAATAATTTGTTAATAGGCAACCCCTTAGTTTCTGGTTTGACATTAAATTTCACGACAAGCACTGATGGCAATTTCATTCTTATTCAAGGCAATGCAAGTGGATACAAAGTCTTGCCAAGTGTTTTTGGCGAGCAAGTACTTGGATTTAATAGCGCACAAATTGTTTCAGGGTACAATGTTACTGCAGCATTACCATTCAACCTTTCACATGACAGCTATTTGTTTTTACGAATCAATAACTTATCCATTGTTGGCAACCTTATTTCATCCAATTCAATACAACGAGGCCAGTTCAAAGTGCCATTGCCTGCTAATTGGAATTTCCTGCAACTACAAACTGCACAAAACACTTTGCCAAGCAATGACAATATCGAAGTTGACCCAAAACTATTGATACATGAATTGGAGTTTAGCATTTATGACCGTTATGGCAACCTAGTGACGACCCCATTCCCTCATTTCTCATTTACTTTGGAATTAACAATCGAATGTTGAAAACTTTAGAAATATATCGATTCATTGAAGAATTTATTTTCTATTCCCAATTTATATGAGCAGCGAACTTATTCAAGCGAACGAAGCCGTAGAGAAGGTTATCAGAAATTTTCTTGTCAAAACATCAAATGTCATACCAGCATTGGCCGAGCATTTTGACCAAGTGAATGATTCGAATTACATTTTAATGGCGCAGACAATTCTTTTATTTTTTCCAACAGACGACGAGAAAACCGTGCGCAACGGAATTAAAACAATCACCGCTTTAAGAAAAAGCAGCATCGAAATCACTGACGAGCAATTTAGCACTCTTTATCCTATCATTTGCAAACACTTGAACGTTTTAAAGAAATGCCTTCAATAAAAATTAAATCCAAAAATAATAATCTTTGAATTTAATAATATGAGCGATATATCCACAAATGTTAAGCGAGTTTTCTCGAGGGGAAGTCATTTTGTGCCTCCAGCACCAGCCCCTGCACCTGCACCTGCACCAGAAACAAATATCAACTTTTCTATTAGCGAAGTCTATGATGGCGACAATGAAAATGAACCACAAGTCGAATTCAATCCCCTTGATGCTTTGAATCGAGACAATTATAAGCCACCCGAACCTGAAGAGAAGAAGCCACGAGGCCGACCTCCCAAGAAGCAATCCAATGTCATTGACGACAAAATTCTTGAAATGGCCAGACGCAAACAAGAGCAAATGATGATGAAGGCAAGGCCTATTGCACCTATCCCATCATATCACCACAACGACGGCGAAGAGATGTCTAGCGACGACCTGATGTCCAAGGAAATTCGTGGGCTTCATCTGAAAGTGATGCAATACAAGACGATGTTTCCAGAAAATAAGCAAATCCAAGCCCTAAAAATACCCAAACATGCAACCAAAGAAGATTTAGAAATGGTTATTATGAACATGGACAACCTATTGGATTGCTCATCCTGCTCTTTAGATAACTTTATTATTCACTCTTGTCTTCAATTACTCGAAGTAGGTGAAAGCTTTTTCGACGATGACAGTGAATACAATCTAAAAGGCCTCAGTTCAGCCTTAGCAAAAAACAAAGAATTTATGCTGGCTGCGAAACAAATCTATGTCAAGTACACGTCAGTATACGCAATGAGTTGCGAAATGAGATTGATGTACAGCATATTGTTAACTGCAAGCAGTGTTGTAGCACAAAACGCTGCAAAAAGGGCAACCGCTGGCAAAACTGTTGACAAACACGTCCTGGACGAATTAAACGATGTTTAGAAAAATAATATGTATGTTTATATTATAAATGTCACACAAAAGACACCACAAGTTTAACCTCGGTAAAGCGCTTGCACCTGTAACCAAACCATTATTCCATGAAGCCAAAGAAATCATGAACACTCCAAAGGAAGTGCTTGACAAAGGCATGGATATTGTTCAAACAAATTTTTTGCCATTGCTCATCGTTGGCGGTGGAATTGTAGCCATCATAGTTTTACGCCGATAATTTAGCAACTTTTAAAAGAATATTGATTGCTTGGTCAATATTTTTTATCTCAGCAATTATTATAATAATATGGATTCCAAAGTTTCGACTCCTCTATATGCCTTTGTTATCGCAGGATTGTTGCACAATCAGTACATCAAAGAAAAATCGCTAGTAAAGAACGCCTGGGTCGGAGTTGCCTCGGCATCTGGTCTCTATCTCGGACAGCTCCTGCACCCTATGCTTAAGCGACTGTACATTCCATCTTTAGCTCCTTCACTTTACAATTCAAAAGCGGTCATCGAAAGAGGTGCTGACATCGGTATTTCATTCGCCACTGCCTACGCAATTAATACTTACGTTTTGAACAATGTAGAGCTAGACGATGAGTATTGGAAGTTTGCAGGCATTATTTTAGCATCGCATGTTGGCGCAGTGTATGTTTCGGATTACATGCATAATAAAAGTCTCCAGTATTTAACTTCTGACGACATGTAAGCAATTTAAATTTCTAAACAAATAACAAATCATGATTCGAATTTGTTATTTATGCAAATTTCCAATTAACACATGCTGTAGCTACACTGCTTTGGCACCAAGCGCAAATGGCTTATTCAAACGCCGCTTTTTCCATAACCGCTGCTATGAAGCGTGGAATAAAATGTTGCCATAATAATAAATGGCACAGAACTTCTTCAGTGTAAAAGACGGATTCAATAAATTAAACAACATTATCAAATACCATAATCCTGTGCAAATCCGAAACTTGCTCTTGAACAACGATGCGAGAATGACACAAATTTTTAACGTGAACGCTGCAAACAGACTGATTTTCACTCCATTGAACCTCATCGTTTGCGAAGACCAACAGGAAGTTGAGCAAGCATTGAACGATGTCTATTACACAAATAATGAAGCATTGTCATTGGGTATTAACGCCTTTTACGCAAAAGTGCGTTCACGATTTTGTAATGTGACTCGTTCTCAATGTAGCGCATTCCTCCACAACCAGCCTGAATACCAGGCGACATTTAAAGCAAAGAAAGTGAAAGTGAATAAGAAAATAACCAGTGACCATTGTAATCATAAATGGCAGCTAGATTTGATAGACTTTTCTATTTATGCAAACGGCAACAATAACAATAATCGACGAAAATATCTCGTTCACCTTATAGACCTCTTTTCACAAAAATCGGCCATCTATGCCATTGTTAATAAAACGGCCCAGTCAATCATAAATGCATTGAATATTATCATCCCACAGCAAATGGGCAATACATTTCCTCAAATACTTATCAGTGATAATGGCCCTGAGTTTCGCAATGCTTTGATGACAAATTGGTGTCAACAAAACAACGTGCAACATATTCTTACCATGAGTCATCATCCAACTCAAAATGCTTGGATTGAACAAGCCCACTCGAAGGTGCGAGCCTTCCTACGTGCATTATTCATAAGAAACAACAATAATTTCAATTGGACCAATCACCTGCATGAGCTGCTTGCGCATTTAAACTCTCGAAAGAATTCGTCGACAGGATATTCGGCGGACGAATTATGGATTCCTGGTCATCAACCTATTCTAAGAGTTCCTCTCACTAACAGTCTGACTGAAACACAACAGGAGAAACAATTAAAAGTTTATGATAAACAGCGTGGAATCGCTCGTGATGTTGCTCGTAGCATGCAGGCAAGTGATTTACACGTGGGCGATACGGTGCGTGTATTAAACTCAGAGCTGTTTCCTGCAGTCAGGCGCAAACTGAAGAACGAAATTGAGAAGAAACAAATCGTCGTAAAATGGTCGGGCGAAATTTACACTGTGAGCCGTGTCGTTAATGGTGACATGTACACGCCACGGAGATACGAACTGCAAGTCAATGGTAACAATCTGATGACACAGAACAACGGACTCAATGTTGCGCCTGTTGTTAGAAAATGGTATCGTTATCATTTGCAACCTGTCAACAATGTTGTGCCAAACTTGCTGACAAACCAAGACACTAATCGTTTGAACAAAACTTAAGACTTTTTAATTAATACCAAAATTCAAAATATTAATTAAACTATTACTCGTCAACTATTCCAAGTTTCAATTTCAATTTTTCCATGGCTTTTTGTTGTTTCTCCTGCAAATCCATTAATAATTTATGTTTATCTTCTTCACTCAATTCCTGTTGCTGCTTTTGTTTTTTATTAGCTTGATAGCGTTGGTTTCTTGCTTTCCTCAACTCCTTTTGACGTTGTTCTTTTTCTTCTGGACTCATTTTAACTTCAGCATCATCTTGTGTCTCATTTGATTTAATTTTTTCACGATATTTTTTGTCGGCCAATCGCCTTCGTGCTCGTTGCTCTTGTACCAAATCATGTTTTATTCCATCAATGAATTGAAGCATTGATTCTTTGTTAGCACATATCATGTCTTTTAGATTTTTGAAAAATTCATCTAAAAATAATATAAACTGATTCTTAATCCGTTGGTATGTCGAACGTTGTATGAATACTGGTACTTGTTCAATAGCCGAGTTAATCCATTCGGTGTAAGGCAGTTTGATTGGGTTAAACAATTCAAAGAATTTGCTTTGATTAATTGATGAAATAAATTTATCGCAAAATGCAATGCTTTTTACAAATGGTTTAAAATATTGCTGCACATCCTCAATCACTGTGTATAGTGGCAAAATTTCTTGTTTCAAATAAAGAAACTCGCCATTGGCGGTTCTAAATAGTGTATCGCCAATGTATCGACGAATTTCACAGTAAACTAAAATATTGCTTGGTATCGAATCTGAAGTAAAATGATTGTTGTCAATCAAATATTGAGTCATTTTCAAACGGTTGTCTATTTCACAAGGCAATGGAATTACGGTTTTGTTAAACGCACAGAACATTCTTTTTTAAAATACGTTAAGAAAATATCTTTAAGTTAAAATATTAATAAATATATTAATTAAATTTATTAATAAAAATATGAATCAATTTTTCCTAAAATGTTTTAAATAGCAACTGTGTCACAAAATCTATTTAACAGGTTTTTAACACACGCTGACTTTGAGTAGGTTTTACCGTCTTCTTCATTGGCTAAAATAGTCAGAATAATTTCTTGAGGTTCTCTATCGCTATGCATCCCCAACTGTTTATAGTTATCCTTTACGTAAAGAATATATCTCATAAATTTCCACATCACATTATCATACAAAATCCCCATAAAATTTGTATCGTGACACCATTTACCATCTTTAAAATAGTGAAATGCATTAGTTTGACGATTTGAACACACGAATGGCCATTCGTCCTCATCTAAACCTTCAAGTCCACTTGCAATGCAAGCATACAGAAAATCTTTTTTGTTTAATCTAATCATATCAATCGTAACATACATTTTTTCAATTAATGTATTGATGTCAATTGGGGTGCGTTTTAGCAAATCTGTCTTGCAAAACTTCTTCTTCTTGGGGGTTACTGCTGGAGCAGGTTGTATCACAGCAGGTTGTATTAACTGCATGAAAGCATTAAATTGTTCAGGGTTTTGCATTAAAGCAGCAAGTTGTTCGGAAGTGAATGAGAAATTTGAAGCCATTTCTTTTTATACTATTACTAAAGAAAATTTCTTTAAGTTAAAATATTAATAAATATATTAATTAAAATATGAATCAATTTTTTTCATAAATTTATTCATCCAATTTTTACTAAAGTTATTCATCCAAATTTTCCTAAAGTAGTTTATTCATTTTTCAAAGTAATATAATCGCATTGAATCCAAATCGTAAAACAATTATGACACGATAAATGGTATGGAAATTGATATTGATTTTGCTTCCGCCGAGTTGATATCTGGTGGTTCAATTGGTTAAGACGTAAGACGGTCGATAAACGATAATTGAGTTTTAGCCATTTTCAAAAAGAGAATTGTAATATTTCAAAAAACTGTTTATCGATAAGCAGATTTTTAAGAAATCCATTTTGACTTTTGAAATACAAAATAATTGAATTATCGTTTATCGACCGTCTTACGTCTTAACAACCTACACTTTGTTAGTTCATCACTTTGCAAAGACACACAAGGCCCCTAAGGCTCGCAGAGACTGCTTTGCGCAGGGACTGCTTTGCAAAATTTAATTTAATCCAAACCAATAGAATTAATTGTGTTTAGTTTGGGCTTTAATCTGTCAATGTATTCTTGTTCTTTTAATTTTAATTGATTAGCATTTTTACATGGACACCACTCTAACGGCACCATTTCCCAATTTTCCCAATTGCCTCTATGTCTCATAAATTGATACAATGGATATTCGTGATGCATATGACTAGCATTATGACACGCATTCATATGAGATATTTTCCGCTGCTCGTAATCACATGTAGAACCAATGTAAAATGACTTCACTCGCTTGTCTTTACATTGAATCTTGTAAATCATTGCATTTCTAAAGTTTGGCATTATAACAATACATGACATTATTATTTTTGAAATATATCCAAAAACAGTTTATATCGAATTTGTGCTTCGCATAAACTTGATATCTGGTGGGTTCAATTGGTTAAGACGTAAGACGGTCGATAAACGATAATTGAGATTTAGCCATTTTCAAAAAGAGAATTGTAATATTTCAAAAAACTGTTTATCGATAAGCAGATTTTTAAGAAATCCAATTTGACTTTTGAAATACGAAATAATTGAATTATCGTTTATCGACCGTCTTACGTCTTAACACCCCACTAACACCAGATATCAACTTTTGCGTAGCATCAAATCGATATCAACATGTTAATAAAGGTAATCAAGTTTGGTGTTTAACAAATTCAATCAATATTTGACTCTTTGAAAATCAACAAACTAACAAGTTTAAATTATCAATCATTAGTCGTGTATAGGTATACACGAGTTTTCGTTCAAAATTTGCAAAACATCACCATGGTTATTTAACAGCATATATCATCACAAAGAATATGTCGAGTTGTGATTAAATTAGTTGGAGACAATGTTAGAGAAGTTGATAGCGAATTTGTTAGTGAAGTTGGCTACACATATCGTCACAAATAGTTCATAATGTTTTAGATGGGGATTATTAAGCTTGTTAGTTTATTAACTTCAAAAGACTTCATTTTAAACTTATTTGAAATCAATAACATTGCACAACAAGTTTATATCGATTTGTTGCTTACGCACAAAATTGATATCTGGTGTTAGTTGGGTGTTAAGACGTAAGACGGTCGATAAACGATAATTCAATTATTTCGTATTTCAAAAGTCAAAATGGATTTCTTAAAAATCTGTTCATCGATAAACAGTTTTTTCAATTTTTGTAATTCTCTTTTTGAAAATGGTCAAAAGTTAATTATCGTTTATCGACCGTCTTACGTCTTAACCAACTGAACCACCAGATATCAACTTTATGCGAAGCACTAATTCTATATCAAACCAGTAATAAAGGTATTTAAGTTTGATGTTTGATAAATTGAATCAATATTTGAGTCTTTGAAAGTTGATGAACTAACAAACTATGATTATTAATTAACGGCACTGTTAGTGTGATAAAATTAAATTGCAATAAATAGTGAAGCAAATGGTTATAAATTAATTTACAATATCCTTATAACTCATTTTAAGTGTTAATGCAAATCAAATTACAAATTTTATTGTTTACTTTGTTAGTTTGTCGGTGAATATGCTCAATTATAAATTAGTTTTCTCAAACTTGTGAGGCTACGGCGATGCTGTGGCGATGCTGTGTTGCCGCAGTGGCGAGTTCTCAGTGTGTGCCAGCCTAAGAGGTAAGTTTGTTAGTTTGTCGACACATATTAACATCGATTGTTTAACTAAAAATGGAAAGTTACCCTGAGCTACTGAAAAATTGGATGACTGTGAAACAGAGGTCATATGAATTGGAAGATAAATTGGCTGCTATGACAATAACACTGTATCCCAATGTTGTTGCATTTGTTAACAATGCAGAAACGATAAAAAGTTATATGATTGACCAATTGACTGAAGAACAGCAGGTGTTATTTTTTGAATATTTTTGTTAGTATTTGTGAAATAAATTTTTGGTTAGTTCATTTTGTCTCAAAGCGAGGCTGTCTTGTACAAGCGGAACTCAACTGCTGAGGAGAAAGCATTGAAAGAGCAAAGAATACAACTGAAATATATTCTCAATAAGTTGTATAAAGATTTGGGTATTTTGACTTATGGTAACGACAAGTTTATCGAAGAGAGCATGCGTCAAAATGGAAAAATGTTCAGTGGTCGACGTTCCAGTGGAAGTGTTGTCGATGACGAAATGGTAGTTGACACCAGGTCCGCTGTCGGTGAAAAAAACATTGTTAATGATGTACCTGTTCTGCAAGATGTACACGACGCTTCTGAGTTCGACGACGAAGATGAAGAAGTAACTAAACCGACCGACCGAGACCTTAGAGGTCAGAACCGTTCGCTTCGAAAGCAATTGGCTGAGCAGACAAGACTCATTGAAGAGCTCATGTGTGCGCGCGAAGAAGAGTTGGTCAAATCTTCTACTGATGCTTCTGCTAGTGCTTCTGCCAGTGCTTCTGCTGATGAAAACATGGTAATCGTGATTGACGACGATGAAGAATCGTCAAAAGATGCCGTTGTCGAATCATCTGTTGTCACCTCTGCACAAAGACGAGTTGCTCAGCGTGCACGTGCGACTGTTAATGATAGAGTTTATACTCCTGAATCCTTAGCTGTTTACCATTTGAAGCTCATTTATTATTATCATAGACCTGGCGACATAGTTTTTGACGCTTTTAAAGGTAAAGGAATTTATTTTAACAATTTTACCGACATATTTGGTGCAGGACATTATGTGTGGTGTGAAATTGATGAGGGGAAAGACTTTTTTGATTTTAAAGACCGTGTTGATATAATAGTGACGAACCCTCCATTCTCTAAGTTTGATGAAATATTTGCTCATGCTGTCACACTGCATCCGCGTATTATTTCGTTTATAATGGGAGTTATTAATTTATCTCCCAAAAGGGTAAGCTTTTTGGAAAGTTATGATTATGGGTTAAGAGAAGTTCATTTTTTTCGAGTACAAGGATGGATTTTTATTAATGCCATTGTTGTTTTTGAGAAGGGTTATATTGGCCCAGCAGTATCTGTGTTTTTGCCTCAAGTGTTTAAGCATTGATTATAATTTTGTGTAAATTAATCGAAGTCAAATTGTAATACTCTCTTCAAAAACTTAATTTTATTTACAACACAAATGAATATGCAAACGATGTGTCAATTACAGAGGTAACACCTTATTGTCATATGTAATATGTGATGCATTAGACAGAAAATTCACTACGAGTACTAAGTGTGTTTGATGTAGAAGCTATAAAAATGAAAAGAATAATAAAATATTAAATTTAATTACAACAAAAGCAATTCAGAATGCAAAAACGCCACACAACATGGCCAAATGTGAATGATGGAAGACATCATAGAATAATATTGTGCACAGTAAACACAATGCTCACTACAAATAACAAGTAAGTTAAATGCTAAACTAACAATGCAATGAAATACAATCAGAATTGCTATAAAACAGATTGTCAATTACAAAAAAGTAATTGAAAAATTGTCAAGACAAAAACAAAGCCAATAAAGAACCAAAAACACAGAAAAATGTCATTAACTTGGTGCATAACTTTATCTTCGAGTTTTGATTAAAAATTTGGCCTACAACATAATAAATTATTAGATTATGAGGTCTAGAAGGTTAAAGAAACGTTGCAATAAAAATAAATCAAAAAAGATGCACAAGAATACACGCAAAAACATGCAATATGAAATAAATTATCTGATGATGTATTACCTTGGTTGAAGTTTGTCCATATTTTGAGCAGGAGCCGAGAAATAGTGGCCTGAAGTTTGCCACTCAAATTACTTGTTTACTTTCGTTTTTCTCGTTTTGCCTCGCCTCGGCTCGTGCGAGAAGCGATTGCAATTGAAAATTTCGAGCGAAAAAAGTTATAACATATTAAATTGAATAAACAATTAAATTTAACATGTAAACCAATGTGAATAATTCAATTGTGATTTAATAAATTTATAAATGTGTTAAATGTTGCGTTTGATTAAATTAAATTTGGATTTACAGTTTTCCAGGTTGTATCGGAATAACGTTAATCCGATTGTGAATGTACACGCAATGTAGTGTACATCTGATGTGTACATTTACACCAGGGAATTAAATTAAGCTTAAATTAAAAGAAAAATCCCCCGCCTGATGTAGACGGGGTGTATATTGCCATCAATTTGTGGGGGCGCTAAATCACAGCCAAATGAGTGCGATTTGGCAGCAAATTCGACGCCAACTTTGGGGCACCCCGTACATATCAGGCGAGAGGGTTTTCTATGGTGTGTGTTTAATTAATAATTTGATACAAAGGTTGCATCGAATTATTGACAAGTAACTATGGCAATTAGCCTTTATATTGTTTTTTCAACAATTAAATTATCATTAATAGAACTTGGACTCAATTGTTCCATCAATGATTTATGTTTTGCGCTCTTGCAATGGGTCGCTTTATTATTGTAAGTAACAACACAGCCACATTCGCATGTTAATTTTTGGTATTTTATTTTATCAAGTTCTTGTTTATGTTCTTTTCTGTATGTTTTCATTTTGATTTTGTTGACCTCTGAGTCACGATACTGTTTTGAATACTGTTTTGAATACTGTTTCTGATATTGTTTTATTTCTTCCGCAGTTCGATTTGGAATTGATTTGTTCAAACTTGCTTTCAAATTTTCAATCCAATATCGTTCTCGTGCATGCAATTCGTTTGAGTCATTGCACGGATATTTTTCAATTTCAATCATATCCCAATTGTTCCAGCCATCGTGGGCTCTAATGAACTGGTAAACTTGTAGATTATAAAGATTTGATTTTGGATTGTTGCAATTAAATTTATGTGAGCATTTCCTTTTTGCGAAATTAGTTGTTGAACCAACATAACTATTAGGTATATCAGTGTCTCTACAAACAATTTTGTAAATAATTGCGTTGCTGAAGTCAATGGGTGTTAATGGCATTTTATGAGATATTATGAGTTTTTATGTTTATATTGTTTTTTGATTAATTAATATATTGTTTAGAGAACTTGAGGTCCATTTGAAAATGTCTTTGGTATGATTTTGATTGGCGATTCCCCATCGAACTTCCTAAACAAAATAAAAAAATAATTTCCCCACCAGTATTTCGTATTCAATATGGTAATGTTTTGAATTTGGAAGCCTTTGTTTTTAATTTGTTGCAGTCGATTTGGTGTAAATGAATGAAATGTTTTGTAACTAATTAAAAATCCAATTGTGTGCAAGTTTGGGTATGAGGTGATGAAGTAGTCTAAAAAATAGAAAACACAATTTTTATATTTCATTTGACCCTTTTTGTCTGGTATGTTTGTTTTGAAAGGCGGATTTGTGTAAATAACATTGACTTCATTTTTTTTGTCAAAGTCAAATACATCTTTGCCTTGTGTTATCTCTGACCAGTATTTATTTTTGTTAGTTACTTGGTTATACAAATTCCCAGTACCACGAAAAGGTTCGTAAAAACAATCGTCTGTATTAATTGGATTTAGCTTTAATATCTCTGACCAAACATCGACAGGCGTTTGAATCTCAAAATAGTCCAGTGTTTGCATTTCTATTTTAGAATAAACTAACAAAATAATCTTTAGGGAAATTCTTTAATTCGATATAATTCAAAAGAATTTTATCTGTTGTTAGTTTATAAGGGAATGAATACTGAATACAACGATGCAATTAATACATTACGAGATGAAATGAATAACAATATTTACCAAGTATTGTATGATTTTTACAGCAAAGGAATTGTAAATAAAAACCGTGACGTCTTACGTGTAAAAGGTCGAGCAATGATATTTTTTACACCAAGACAAGCACATGAAAAAGCATGTGATTATATCAACGAATTTCAAGTAACATTGGACAAATTGTTGGAATATCTAATTCCTATATCTTTTGCATCAGGAACAAAGGATAAATTAATGACATCGATTTATTATATTTGGTCGAGCATTAAAAGTGTAAAAGTAGCTAGAGTTTTTACACGTGAATATGTTGATGAACAAGAATTAACTGACGAATATGAAAAAAATTTAGAACTATTACACACAGTAAATGATGTGTTTTGTAACCTCCGCATGTCAATTTTAAGATTTTTAGATAATACAGTTAAACAAACTCTTAAAAAGTATTTAACAAAGAGTGCAGATGACGATGATGAGATTCTAATAATCGAAATGTGTATGAATATGGTAAACATTTGGGCTTATAGAACAATTTTTAAAGACTTGTTAGAAACTAAAAAAATCGAAAAAGTGTTGGTTGACACTTCAATAAAGGAAATACCTCTTCATGTCCAACAAAGATATTACGAGATGAATGAGCTTGCTGGGAAGTTGATTGAAGATTTAAATGATGACATGAAACAAAAGATATTCACAAAGCTCGAAAAACATTACAGAAGTGAGGAAATGGATGAATTAATTCGGCAGATTATGATGAGACCACAAGATTTTGTGGAAAATAAATATTGTCAAAATGGATATTACATTTGGAATCCTTTAAATTGAGTGAAAAAAATGTTACAAGTGGAATAAAAATCACCGAAATTTAATGCCAGACGGTAATTCAGTCCTATATAGGAAGGGGTTTAATTTAATTAATATTAATCGATTTTAATTACTATTAATTGTATTATTTAATTAATTGTGTTTAACATTGCGAACGCTTTGTGCTTATCCATGGCGTGCAAGTTGTATACGAGTGCTGCTGATTTCTCGTCATCAAATGTACCCAGGTAGAATTTTTGTTTGTTCTTAGTAATGTAGGCAATCCATTTCCCTGTCACTGTTTTGCAAACGCCTTTGTAAATGGATGATGTTTTGAACGATGTTTTGCTTCGGTTGCACAAATTATCTTCTTGCGTAGTAATTCTTAAATTTTCTTTTCGACAATCGTTTTTGCAGCGGTTTACATGGTCAACAACTAATTGCTGCGAGTTTTGTGTTAGTTCGTCTCGCATCACATACCTGTGTAAGTACATTTGTTTTTTGGACTGCTTGTCGTAGATTAAAAGATAACCGCTTCGTAGCATGTGAATAGGTGTGTGTTTTAGTTGTTCGAAGTCTTCTGCTGAGACTATAGCAATTTTCCCGTTTCCGTATTTGCCTTTTAATGCAATTTCCATTCTTTGTCGTTATACAATGCCTAAAGATTATTATTTTAAAAATTCAAACATATTTTTTTATTCTGTGATTAATTTAAATGCTTTCAACATTCAGCAGCATTAATTCAATCATTGCAAAACCAAATTCAGGACCCGCAGCAATACCAATCACCCTGAACACCACAAACCCAAACGGGGCAGGAAATTTGGGCTTCTGGCAACTAACAAACCAAATTACTAGCAAAGGTGTTACAGCGGATGATGCTAACTACGGCAGCAGTTGTGCAGTAAGTAAACACGGCCAGATTTGTGCTTGGACACGAGCTACAAATACAACTAACAAATTTTACAGTGGCAATCTCAATGACGGCACGATGTACGAGCGAAACATAACGTCGTTGGGATACAACACTGGCTGTCAAGCTTACAATTGCGCAATGTCGAGAGGCGATGGTGGTCAAATCATAATCATTTCTGTAAAAAACTATGTTGGAAGTCCATACGCAATATCGTTTAACGGAGGAGCTAGCTGGACAAAAATTACAAGCTTGACTGGCAGCACCAACCTGTACCCCGATGTGGCTATAACAGACCCTGGTGACTTTTTGTACTGTGTCGGATTTAACAATGGCTACGGTAATGCTTACAGCACAGATGGTGTCAATTGGACATCTATAACTAGCGTGATTACATTTCAAACGTACAGCTGCTCGTTGTCTTCAACTTCGAGTCCATTTTTTGCTTGCTGCACCAGTGTCAGTGGCAACAGTCGATACACAACCACTCCGTTCAGCGGTACTACAAGCGGCTGGACGCAATATTACCAATCAGCGAACCCATCATTATCTCAAGCAACCAGTGATAGCGGTAATAGCATGATTTTATGCTCAGCGGGCCAGGTGCGCTACTCAAATAATGCGCTTCTTGGAGCTAGTGCTACTATTTCAAATGTGACCTCTAGCAGTGGAGGCACAATAACTTATGTGTCGCAGTCAGGCCAAAGAGCCAGTATTAGTACAGACGGGACTAGAATGGCATTTGTCGCTACAAGTGCTACGCAATTTGACTGCTGCTTTTCAACTAACAGCGGCAGTACGTGGACATCAATTAATACCCAGTTTGGAACAACACTGCATTTCACGTCATGCAACTTCACACAAGATGGAAAAAAGCTAGTCTGTCTAGCAAATGAAGGGTTGTACATGTTAGAACTTCCGTAAAGAAATTCTTTTGTTAGTATAATGGACAACGAAGAAATATTAAAGCGATTACAAAAGCTTGAACGCATCGAGCAGAGCTACCAAAAAGCAAGCCAAAAATATAGAGAGCAAAATCGTGAGCAAATTAACCAGAAGCGACGTCTCAAATACAATAATGTGACCAAATTTGATGAGCAACAGAAAGCCAAAATTAACGAACAAGCACGTTTGGCCTATCAAAAAAAGAAGCAACAAGGTTTAGCCGACGAAAAATAAAATATTGTGTAATCATATTGTAACATGAATCACTATATGATTAAAATTAGGATAATGAGTCTCATCATATTCAACTATTTCATGCAACTCCTCAACCTGTATTTCAATCTCAACAATTTTAGAGTCTTTGATTGTCGACAAACTAACAAGGAAAGTAATCCCCTGGTGGATTACAACGAATTGCTTAAAGATTTAGATTAGATTAAAAGTCATCTTCATCATCTTTGTTGAATATGTCTTCTTCCTTTTTAACGTACCAATCTGGCACACGAATTTTACTGTAAATACAGTTAATATCTTTGTTTGACTCTTTGTTTCTGTTATCATACATCAAGAAGTAATAGTTTTGTGTCGAGTTTTCATACATCTTAATGAACTGCTTTTTGCTAATGTTACAGCAATATTCGTCAGCCATAAGTTCGACCGATTTGTTGTTTAACTGGCCGACGAAGCAATGGTCAATATTGGTTCGGAACACTGGGGGGACCAATGTGACTGCTTGCGATGTGCATATTAATGCGATGTTGCAATGCCGCCCCATAGTACAAAGTTTTTTAAAATTTTTGCTAGTATGTAATGCACTACTAGGGTCGGCTGCTATATCATCTAGAATAACGAGTACATGCTTCTTGTCCTTGTTTGCCTTTTTGCCGTTCATTTGAATCATGGTCTGCATCAGACGACCGAGCCATTCGTCGTCATATTCGTCAAAGCATTGGTTTTTAGGCAAAATACCACTATCAGGATTTGTAAAATATGCATTAACACTTTCGGTTCCAGAGAAGCAATAGATTTTATCGAATTTGTCAATCTCGCATTCAATTAGATATTTTAGCAGACGAGACTTTCCACAATTACTTTTGCCGCATATTGAAATTTTTTTGTCAACCAATGTGAAATCGTCCATTTGTAATTATAATTCATTTAGAAAGAAATTTTGTGAATTGGACTTTTTAGCGATTTTTTTTTCTGACCGTAAATTATAACCATGGCAACTAAACGAGATAAGCTGAATATTGGTACGAAGGAGCACTCTACATTTTATGTACCCCCTTTGAATGAATCTGGTGTTGAGGAACGAAAGTCGAAGTCTTTGATGAGACGATTTGCAATTCAAAAACCAGTCGACTACCTTGAATTGAGAGACGAAGTACACGACAAATGCATTAGCAAATTCGCTGACGTAATCTATGACACCTGTTGGGATTTGTTTTCTGAAGGCCTGTATACCGACCCAGAAAACTTAAAAGCAGGTCAAAAGCAAATTCATTTGAAAGGAATGAAGACCAATGGTGGTGCAAGCAATGTTGGTGTTGTTAATGGCAATGGTGTTGATTGGAGACCAAGATGGCCTGGCTCAAAAATTAACCAAGTGAGTACGCAAATCGCTATGTCATTGTACGATAAATTTGACGAGTTTTTCTCCGAGCTGATGCCCGAGAGCTTTGATAGTATTTCTAATTTTAAAATGGGTGAGGCGGCGAGGAACCAGCAAATCACTGATGTTGCAACCCAATTGTAAAAACATCAGTTTTCTACTTTAGCAGTTTTTAAATGACAAAATAACAAAATATTATTTTACCATTATAGCATATAGCAATTATGTACAACCCAAAATTAATGACGTATGATGAATTGAAAAATCGTCAAAATGTATTAAACACTAACAAATATGATTACATGACATCTGCTGTGACAAATCGCTATAAAGTTGACTGGAATCACAAACCACTTCAGCATGCGTCCCTACCAGTACCATTTTCATTAACTTACACCAAAACTACCAAGCCAGGGTATAAAATTCCACAAAAAATGACATCTAGGTTGGAGGAATTTTATAAAATGAAAGGGCTGTATAAAGACAACAAACCACACACTGATATTTTAACCCACAATGCAGCCAAAGACTTTGGAGATGTGTATGGATTAATAGGTCAAGGTGCAAAAATGCGTATGGATATGCCAACCATCATCGATTCGCTAACATTTGATGCCGCAGAGAAAGCCAAATACAGAAACAATATAAGGGACATGATTAAAGCGCAGAAAAAATCGTATAGGAGCCTTAATGAATCTCATGCTGCAAGACAAGAAGCATATGAACAGAAAATTCAAGAAGAGAATCTTGAACATGAAAATAAAGTAAAAGCTCAAAGGTCATCTGAGGTTCTTAATAATTTAAAGAAGCTAGGACGAAAGGCTCAATCGGCATTAGCTCCTATCAAGGGCATTCCTAAACCAACTTTTGAACCAGCATTTGAACAATATGGTAACTCAAGTGAAGAAATTGATGAAGATACTAGTAATATTAGACAGCCTCCACGTACCACGGGAAGAAAGCAGTTAAAAATTACAAACAAACCCAATCGAAAAAGCAATAATGTCGATGTAGACAGTGATATTGAGTTTAATAATTCAACCTCTAAACGTGGTGGACATACCGACGAACAACCAGCAACTGAACCCTCAGGCAAAGATTCTGCCAAGGCCAATGATATTAACAAGTTAAATTTGATGGAAGAATACGATGACGATAAAAAAGAAGACAAAAAAGAAAAAGCTGAAGCAAAAGAATCTGGAATAGAAGAAGCAGTTAAAGATTTTGGAGATAAAACACCGTATGAATTTGCAAAGGATACAACAACAAAGCAACTCTCTATCAACAACAAAGACGTTAACAGTGATAAACGATTTAGCAAATTTATGACATCGCCAAAGTTTCAAAAGTATGCTGATGCTGTTTTATACCACATAATGACATCTGAAGTAGGTAGACAGCTTGGCGAAAGAACTATTGACCAGTTTGTTAGAGATGAGCTTGTTACAGTACCAGCAACGAAAGAAGCATTAAACAATGCTTTACGTAAATCGTTACCATTATTGGCGATGAACTCCAACACAAAAATGAAACCATTTTTAAAAGACGACGTGAGTGTAGAACAAAAGCAACATGTTTTAGACCATGTAATTCAAATTTTAAATCAAGTGCAAGTGAAAAGCAGCGTACCCAAAAAGACTATAGACAGCGATATCCGTAAGTATTTTAAAAAGGCAGCAAATACCAGTAGTAGCTCTGCAGCAATTATTGACGAAAGCACAATTCAGTTGTAAACCAGTTAATTCATGATTTTATTTTATTTAGGCATAATATAGCATCATGGACGACGATAGCAACAAACCAATTGTTAATGTAAGTGGTGGAATTTCAGACATGACTGGAAAAGCTCGTAAGGCAAAGAAGATGAACAAATCGAATTTCTTTTTGACCATCAACACTCAAAAAGGATATCCAAAACACAAAAGAGAACATTTGGAGAACGACGCCGAAATGGTAAATGAATTGATGCAAGAGATGTTAAACGATTTAGGCTCAATAGTCAAATTTAAAGACCCGACACATACTTGGTCAAGCCAATACATCAAAAGTGTAAACTCGAATTATGCGTGCGAGGTTGGCGAAATCTACAGCAAATTACATGTGCATGCGGCTATTTGTGTCAGTCATACATCAAGCATTCAGCTAGACCGAAAAAAAATAGAAAAATTGTTTGAGGAAAGACTTGGTATCACAGGTATACACATAGATATTAAAATTCTCAAGTCAGATGTAGACAATATTTTAGAATATATCAACAAAAAACGATTTGAACCAGGGTTTGAAGAAGTTGTTTAGGCGAAGCTCATATTAAAAAAATATAACTATTTAATATGAAGTCTATCCAATTTAAGAACAACTCAAATATCGTGCAAAGCTCTGCATCTTTGGATAAACTCAAAACCAAAGATGGCTTGGATATTAATCAAGTTATTTCAAGCAACATCAGCTCGCTTGTTAGTAGCCAAGCACTTGATGATGAAGAGATATCGGCACTCGAATTAACAGTAGGTAATATCAATTCAAATATTACTGGTATTCAGACTACGTTGTCATCAGCCACTACTACATTAAATGCATTGCAAACACAATTGACAACTGCGAATAGCAATATTAGTAGTTTGCAAAGCTCGATGACCACAGCTAATGCCAACATTAGCACAAATGCTAACAACATCACCAATTTGCAAAGCTCAAAGGCAAATTTGACAGCAAATACATTTTCGGGTTTACAGGTTTTTGCCAACGGGTCGAATACTGCTTTGCAAGTAACTAATATGGCTAGTTCCGGTCATGTTTTTTGTTCGGGGGGGGACAAGTCATTTCAGGTAAACACAGGCAATGTTTCGCTAGGCGCCCCGTCTGGTTCAAATCTGACTTTGTACAATCCAAAATTCCATAATTACACCATCATTTATGATAACCCAGCCATGTATTACGATGACTATACAAGCCAAATAACAGACCCCAAACATTTAGTTAACAAATCGTACGTGGATAATGCGGTTGCTAATGTTGCGACTGGTGCTACTTTGTCAGAAGTCCAATCGCATTCCAATGTCTTTACCGAGCCACAGTCATATTCGTCTGATACGATAACCGCTCTTGATAATAACAATCTGATTTCACGAGGTCATGTGACTGCATTGGATAGCAAAGTTGTGAAATTCTTCACAAATGGCATTACAGTTGGAGGGGCCAGTGCTGTTGTGAGTCAAATTTCTCCGACCAGTTATAAATTGTACGTTCCAGTCACAGGGACTAACACCATAACTAATAACATTACAACTGCGAGCAATTACAACGTTGCTCAAGTCGTGTTAAATTTGCCAGACGCTTTTGCCAACGGCGACCTAATATTGGCAAGACAATGTACCATCAGAGTGAGAATGGACGTCGAGATGTGGCAGCCCTTGACTGGCATTTTGTCAGCCGATTACACAAAAAATCCATACGAAATTATGCTCGATAACAGACCCATACCAATACAATCTGGCAGCTTTTACCACTCGAATATCGAGAGCGTCTTGAACTTAGCCATTAGTGGTGTTGGTAACACGTTGTACGCCAATTGTTTATATGGAACAAAATTAATAAATAATAGCACCAATACTGCTAATGATTGGACCTACAACTTGCAACCGATGAAGTACAAAGGAGGCGCTCTTGTTTTCAATCCCTTCACTTTTTCAGCAACGGACAGCAAATCGATTACTATTAACGTGAACATCGGCAACAAAAAGAATCAACCAGGGGATAATTATTGGATAGGAGGCTATGCTTGGAAGATAGAAGTATTGAACTCTTTGCCAAGCAGCACAACAGCGATTCTTTCAAACAAAAATGGCTTCGAACAATCTGATATGCGATATGCCACAGGCGGTGCATCATTCAATAATTAATTTCTCTATAATCATTAGAAAGCAATGGCAACTAACAATTATAGCGATATCGAGACTCCCAATTTTAGCTTCTTTGGAGGCGAAACGATACTAGAACAACTTCGTGCGAATTTAATTCGAGACACCGAAGATGTAGCAAATTCCAAATTAGTATTGGCAAATGCGGCGCAGCAAACAATCACGACACCATTAATCATGCAACCCTCAGATGGCGACCCAGAAGATAACACGACATCAACTTCGAATTTGGATAGACCTGCAACTAGACGCTGGTGTCGTAATGCGATGTTATCAAACGTAATTTCACCTTACATTGAAAACACAGCATTTACATTGTCACAGCCGTTTGTGTTTCAAGGTACAGACATTTTACGAATCAATTCAGACCCAACTCTAGCAAATACAGTGTGCAGGAAAT